TCCACTCTTACAATAAGATGGGGTATAGTTTCAGAGTACGCCATTAAATCCCACCAACTACGCCCTGTAATCATCATACAGCCCATGATTTGTTGTTTGTATTTGTTGATAAAAGATTTATTGTTTCTGTGATAGCCTATCATAGTGGAATCAGCAGGACATTTGATCTCTATGCCGCCATCCTCACCCACCAAACCATCAGGTGAACAACCAAACTCTTCAGAATCATCCAGTATAAACCCATATTCTGTTACTTTCTGGTCAGTGACAAACTCATACATCTCTCTGGCTTCAGGCTCTAGCCTTGTACCCCTTTCCATATGCTCGTTAACATAGATAGGAACACGCAAACCAGTAAGTCGTTCAGCAATCAACTCGTTTATATAACTATCGGCTGATGTACTAGCCTTCCCTGCTGATGTAATGAACTTGTTAAACATAGAAGCTGAGGGTCTACCCAATCGTGCGGCAAACCACTCATTACTTCCCTGCTCATGTTCTAGGACAATCACTTAGCCTTTGCCTTCAATGCATTAATAGCTTTAGAATAGTGTACAGCCAACATCTCATCTACTGAACTAGACTTAAAGTGACTAAGAAACTTCTTAACATCTATCTCGTACTCAGCTAACAGCATCTTGATCTCTGCGGCTTGCTCTTCACTTAGGATGGCACTAGCAACCACTGGGTTTATATCTTCTCCTGCGTAAATGTAAGCACCTAGCCCATGCATAGCGATAGCCTTGACCAAACATCTCATACGTGCATCTGATATGTCTCTGGATGTAGGGTTAACAATGGACTTGTTACGATTATCCATCACTGGCAACCACATTTTATGGGTGTTATCTTTTACTTTCACAGACACCGCAACCTCAACCGTATCGTTGTCATACACAATAGGTTCGTCATACCAGTATGTGGAATCAGGAAAGTTCTCCATCAGTTGTGACCATGCCCACGCCCATGATAGGTAGGACAAGTTGCCTTTCTTCTCCACGTGTTTACTGCAATCTATTGCCGATAATGTTTTCCAAGTACTCATTGTTCGCTCCTATGCTGTTGATTAGCTGACTGTGCATACAACTTACCGTAATGGTTTTCATACTCAACAGTCTCTTTATCGTTTGGATTATGCCCATGTACGAAGTCATATTCAGCACGTTCTTTATCTGTGAAATGATCGAAATCACTAACAGGACATGACGGATCTATATCAGGATAGAAAAAAGCTTGCCGATCTTCTAAATCATCTGGACATTGTATTGGATGGTCTCTCATATCTTACTCCTTTTGTTGTTTGTCACAGTATAATGAACGACCATTGCTTGTATGTCAAACAATATTTGACTACAGATTAAAAATAATTTACAGTCGGCATTCACTACTAAGGAGTCAATATGGACATCAACAAATCAATCGATCATTTTATGTATGAGCTACGACTAAACCAAAGTCAACTTGCAATCAGTGCAGGGTTGGACATTGCAACGTTAAGTTTAATCAGAAATAACCACCGATCACCTAACATGAAGACACTTAACAAGTTAGCTAGTGCTTGCGAAGTTAAAGTCAGCGAGTTTATTGCGGCTGGTGAGTGACATGGATAAGCCAGCCTATTTTGCCATCTTGACTGCTGATGTACGGTATGACAAGACATTGAAACCATTGGCTAGATTGTTGTACGCAGAGATCACTGCATTGTGTAAGCAAGAAGGCTATTGTTGGGCAGGTAATCAATACTTTGCTGATCTTTATGACGTGGACAAGAACACAGTGAGCGGTTGGATAGGACAACTAAAGACACGAGGATACATTAACGTACAACTTGAATACAAAGAAGGCACTAAGCAAATAGTTAAGAGGTATATACGAATTAATGGGGAGGGTACCAATAAAATAATAGATACCTCTCTACAAAAAGATGGATACCCTATCAACGAAATAATAGAAGTTAATAATACAATTAATAATACAAATAATAATACAATTAATAAAGGGGGTCGTTTCACTCCCCCTAGTGTTGAACAAGTTATGGAATATTGTAATCACAGACAAAACGGTATTAACGCACAGACTTTTATTGACTTCTATGAATCGAAAGGTTGGATGATAGGCAAGAGTAAGATGAAAGATTGGAAGGCAAGTGTTAGAACTTGGGAAACAAACAACAAAATAAGGAATGAACAAAATGCAGATAAACGAAATTCTAAAAGCGAATATGCAAAGCTTAACTCAGACTACAACAAATCAACCAGCCTCCTTTAACAATGAGGAGAAGGATTCTATTGCTTACTTTTTTATGCGATTACAAAACGTTTATGGGGTAGCGCGTATGCAATCTCAATGGCCTGATTCGGAATCTTTACAATTAGCTAGGCGAGAGTACGGTAAAAAGATAGCGAAGTTTAGTCGAGAAGATATTAACAAGGCGTTTGACTTAACACACTCAGAAAAGGAGTCGAACAACAAGCGATTTGAGTTCCCAGATATTGATGCAATTCTTGGATTGTTAACTAACTCAGGAGTGTTTACTGGTTCAGGTGGTACACTGTCACATAGACTTTACAAACCAGAAGAACTATTGGGTGTTGGCACAAAGGAAGAAAGAAGAAAGGTTGCGCTAACAGAGATTAACAAACTAAAAGAAATGTTTCAGTAAAGGAGAACTATGTGAACGCTAAAAAATTGTTTCAGTATCTAGGCAGTAATCCAAACCTTGTCTCTGGCAATATGTATGACCGAAGGGAGTTGGCTAGAGCGTTTGAAATTTCTTATACAAGTTGTTGTGACAAGCTTAGACACAAAGGCACGGCTAGGGACCATCACTTTGAAGAAAAGAAACGAACCAAACCCAAAAAAGAAGTTAAGTTTGTAGACAAGTCTACTGATAAGTTTGAACGTCAAAAATGGTATACATTACAGCAGATTGCAGACCTTACTGATTTATCTGTCGATACCATTGGCAGACGAATAGGCAAAGGTAAGTATTTTGGACACAAACATATTAAACCAAAAGGCAAAGTAGCAGAAAAACCTGAAGTTCATTTAAGCATTTCGCAAACATGGCTCAGAAAAAACTTAATCAAAAGGAAAGCTTAATGGGTGTTCAATACACAATTAACAACGAACATAAGAAAGAAATGTTCAAGAAGTTTGTTGATAAACTTTATGAGGAAAGACAATACATTACGTTTACCTACACCTTTGGGAAGCCACGATCACCCAAACAACAAGCCGCCCTTGAGGTTTACTTTAGAGAAGCGGCCAAAAGATTGAACGATGCAGGGGTCTACCACCAGATGAACGCTAAATTCATAAAAGGTGACATTGAAATACCATGGACACAAGAATCATTTAAAACATTTTGGAAACAAATACAGAACACTATGTTCGACATTGAATCAACAACAGAAATACAGTCCGACAAAGTAGCCAAAGTCTATGATGCTATCAATCGGGGCTTAGTAGAACGTACAGGGGTACACATTCCCTTTCCATCAAAAGAACTTATGGAAAAATAAAGGAGAAATAATATGGAATATATATGCGGAGTTGCATGGCTTGCCATCATGTTTGTTTTAGGAAGTGGATACTGGCTTCTAGTACAAGATGAACAAGCAGAATGGGATCGACAAAAAAAGAAAACCAAGAAGTAGTCACGGTATGGGTCATAGAAGGGCTGTTAGAGGCGTTTTAAGGGCTGTTTCAGCGCGTTTAAGCAAAAAGATAAGCTACCCTACAGGGTATGGTAAAATAAGGCAAACAGATGGCTCAAACGCTTAGAAAAAAATGTTTAACAGCGATACAAAAGTTGGCAAGGATATCAGCCGCAGATGAATATGGCATGGTCCAGTGTGTTTCTTGTGATAAGAGACTGCATTGGAAGGATGCAGATGGTGGTCACTACATAGCTAAGGGTTCTAGTTCGTATTGGGCATTGGAGATTGAGAACGTCCATCCACAGTGTAAGGGATGTAATGCATTTGGGATGAGTAAGGGAAGTGCTGAAGGTCAGTACACGTTATGGATGATTGATTGGTACGGTGAGGATTTTGTTAGGCAGATGCATCAGGACAAAAGAAAGATCAAGAAGTTATACACCGCTGATTACAGAGAAATGTTGAAAGAGTTCAATGAGTTAATTAAATACCATGAGGATAGACTGTTATGAATAGAGATGAATATACAGAATACGCAATAAGAATTTTTAAAGAAATAATGCAACGAGCAAAAGAAAACAATGAAAGTGAACTGTGCAAATTAAGGTCTAAAAAAAATAAGTTAGAAAGTGCTGAAGTTTTTTTTGAGGCAGTAGGCTGTTCTTTTGCAGGACATTCACAACTAGCAAGAAACTTATTAGATGATCTGGCAAAGAAATACAATATAGATCACGTTAAGATTTAACTGGAGTAAACCATGAGTACATTCCTAACTGAGTTAAGAGACAGATCTGTTAACTGCGGATTAAGTGATGTTCCTGCCAAGATGGATTCTATTATGGAGGCTGTTTTGTATGGGTCTGCACTACCTGCTTATGCAGTAGAAGAGATAGACATACTGTGGTCTGAGGTTACTGCGGAAGAAGAAGCATTACTTAAACCACCTACTGAAGAACAATTAAGTTTGCATCATCCTTCGTTTAATGTAGAATAGGCGGAGTGTTAACTTCGGAGACGCACAATTTCTTAGATGTCGTGTTACAGCACGATGACTAAAAATAATCCCCTTTGTTGTTTTGCCCTTTCGAGGGCTTTTTTTGGTATAATTGGGGCATGGAAAAGAAGAGTCTTCTCAAAAGAATCGGTGTATCTGGGTACAACAAACCTAAGAGAACGCCCAACCATCCAACAAAATCTCATGTTGTTGTTGCTAAGTCTGGTGACAAAGTAAAGACTATTCGTTACGGTCAACAAGGTGTGTCTGGTGCAGGGTCTAACCCTCAGTCAAAGAAAGATAAAGCTAGACGTAAATCATTCAAGGCTCGTCATGCTAAGAACATTGCAAAAGGTGTAATGTCTGCGGCATACTGGGCAAACAAAAGTAAATGGTAGGAGAATCAAATGCCTTACGGTAAAGGTACATACGGTAGTAAAGTTGGTAGACCAAAGAAAAAAGAAACTAAACCAGCTAGAAAGAAAAAATCAATGTTGAGAAAATAATGGCAAAGTCACGAGTCAATGAAGCTGGTAACTACACCAAGCCTACCATGCGGAAGAGTATGTTCGAGTCTATTAAGGCTGGGAACAAGGGTGGTCGTTCAGGGCAATGGTCAGCACGTAAAGCCCAGTTGTTAGCTAGACGTTATAAAGCGGCTGGTGGAGGATACCGCTAATGGCTATGCGTAAGTCACAAAAGTCTTTACTTAAATGGGGTAAACAGAAGTGGCGAACTAAGTCTGGTAAGCCTAGCACTCAAGGTCCAAAAGCTACAGGTGAGAGATACTTACCTACAAAAAGAATTGCCGCATTGACTGATGCCCAATATGCAAGAACTACAGCTAAGAAAAGAAGAGATACTAAAGCAGGAAAGCAGTACAGCAGACAACCTAAGTAATTAGTACGTCCACATAACAGGCATAGTCTGCCTAGTGTCTACATGAATAAAAGTCTTTGCTACGCCTATACCATTAAATCCCATTGACTGTGCGTTCTTAATAATTTGGTAGGCTTCATTTCCATTATTGATTCGTATGTCTGCCGCGATCCCTTGCGCATGGGTTCCTGCTTTTTTACCTGCCTTTGTTTTTCTTGCCTCAATGCTATGGGATGGATCTCTGTAACCACTGGTGATAATAAAGGGGAAGCCACAGATGTGCCGTAAGTCATCCAGTTTATTGAGGAAATCTTCTGACATTTCATTGTTGCCTGTTTCCTGACAATCGAAATCTTTTATATTAAAGTATCTCATACTAACCAAAATGCTACGGCTATACTGCCTAGAAGAAGTAATCCCAAGATTAAACCAACCCATGTTTCCCACTGACTCCAATCGTCCATTACTTTTTGCCTTTATTCATAACGCCTTCAAACGCACCACCGCCAAAGTAAAAACCTACGATGGTTAGCATGATCCAATCTATTTTAAATGCAGTTATGATTTCTTGTATTGCGGTGATATCTCGATCCATAAAGAATAAGGTTAACACCATGATGTAAGAACCAACAAAGGTGAATCCAAATATAAGAGCGAGGTATCGTTGTGCAATTTTAAAGGGAGCGTAAGAACTAAGCAAGTCTGTTTTAGCTTTAGTCTTTGCTTCGATAGCTTCTGTCTCTGAGGTATGCATGGAATCTATTAGGCCTAATCCCTTAGAGATTACATCACCACTACCTAGTATTTGACTTAGTATGCCCATAATTATTCGATTATAGTTTCATCAGAGTTAACCCATGCAAGCTTGCAAACACACTTCATGGATTCATAATAACTTACATCACGTGAATATTCTTGACACCAATATCTGCAAGTATCTATCTCTTCATAATAAACAGTTTTATTGCTATCTATTTGACCATCTATTATGAACAGTAATGCAACTACCAGTTTCACTGTTTAGCCAGTAGTGCCTGTACCAATGCAGAGATCTGATCGTTAGTCTTCTCTTGTATCTTTTCCTGTCTAGCCAATGACTCTACGATTGCATCAACCTTAGTCTCTGTTACAGCCTGAGCCTGACCATTTTCTTGTGCTTTCTTTGCAGTCTCTTTGACTATGACTTCGATTCTTTTAACTTCTTTTGTGGTAGATTCAGCATTAGCCTGTGCCGCACCATAAGAAATAGCACCCACGAACAAACTAACGACCAAAGGAATAGCCCAAGTTGGAATGACAACACCTTTATCTGACATCATTTTTTGCCTCTTAACTCTTTAATTGTTTCACTTTCCCATATACGAATACCAGTGTAAACAATGGTAAACAATGCCGCCACTGGAGGTAATATACCTGCTAGGCTAAACACAGCAGTCGACCCTGCCAATACATCTAATGCATCTTTTGATGATTCTATCATTTGATTTTCCTTGTCTGACATAGCTGTTACCAATTAAGAAACAGGTGATCTCCAGACTCCACCAAATCTAACAGTGACCGTACCAGAACCTCCATACTCGCCTGATTTACAGCCAGCCCGATAACGCATAGCTGGTTCAGGTTCAAACCCTACAAACTCACCAGCCGATGTAAAGGTATCTACATCATGAAAAGTTGTGCCATCTGTGCTACGCTGTACAGTAATAGTTGTGCCAGAAGCAAAAGTCCCTGATACAGAGAAGTTAAAATCACCATCAAAAAATACGGTAGAGCTAAAGCTGTTTGCCGCACTGATGTCTGCTGTTACATAAGTTGTCATGTTATTCTCCTCCCTCTTCAGATGACTCTTCAGCTTCTTCTTCAGCTTCTTCCTCTACAGGTAGAGATGCTTGATAAGCCGCTTTCACTGCATCAGTATGAACAACGCCACAGATAGCTTGCACTTCTGCTGACTCTGCACTTAGGTCAGCATCAGGCATTACTACGTGACGGCTGTAGCCAGAGGATAGCTCTGCGCCATCTTCCATTACTGCTGTTTTAGTGCGAACCTGTACTGCTTTAAATTCGCCTACGATTTCTATCTTGTCTTGAGATATTACTTTTTCTAACATGGTATTTTCCTTTTTGTCTGTGCCTAGAATCCACTAGGCGTATTGGTTAAGTTATGCAGTTGTTTGATAGCTCATTGAGAAAAACACGTCAGCCGAACCAGAGGTAAATGCGTTAACAACTATCTGTTGTGCGGCCGCACCTGTTTTATTAAATTTAAAGCCAGCTTGAACTTGTCCGTTATTACCTTGTAGGTATAGTGTACCTTCTGTAAAAGTAACATCGTTAGACTGCAATAAACCATGGGCTCTAGTAGCACTAGCGTTATTGATTGTAAACGGGAATCCACCAAGCAAGGCGCTATTACCACCAGTTAATCCAGAAGTATTTATGTCAATTAAAGTACCTTGTATATGCACTACTGACCCAATTTTTACATAAGTACCTGTTGCTGTGCTTGCGCTTGCGCTGTTGCTAGAACTATCTTTAAACGTAGGAGTCCAAGTTCCCTCTTCGTAATCATCGAGCTTATTTCCAGCGGCTGTACCGCCAAGGAAGACACCGTTACCAGAAGCGACTGTAAGGTCTCCATTAGGAATCGAGACGTTAGAATTATCATCAATGACTAATGGGAAGGTACTGTCAGTCACATTTCGTATTGCAAAACCAGCATTAGTTACACCTAACTGCCCTGAACCAACCTGATATACTTTACTAGCGGCCGCGTTTGTAAATTGTACACGACAGCCATTAGTTACGCTTGTACCAGATATATTTAGGTTTCCGTTGGAAATTGTGACGTTCTGGGAGGAGTCTACCTTTATTCCCTCAGCACCACCTGTGACAACTCTCCATGAATCATTAGCATTGAACCCAAAGAAAGTATCACCATCTCCTGAATGATTTATATTTCCAGTTATATTTAAATCTACGCCACCAATAGTAAGGTTTCCGTTGGGAATTGTGACGTTCTGAGATCCATCCACCGTGATAGCATCTACTCCACCTGTTCTAACCTTCCAAGCATCATTACCAGAAAAACCAAACTTAGTGTTGTTGTCTCCGTTATGAAGTATATAGTCGTCTATAGCAACAGCATCAGCACCGTTTACAGTCAAACTATTAGCATTCAAAGCATCAAAGTTACCATCAGCACCACCCTCAACTCTCTGCCATACAGTACCGTTGAATATAGCCCAATCACCTATACCCCAATTAGTAATACCGTTGAGATTAGTAGTACCCGCTACACTGACAATATAAAACTCGCCATTCGTACCTGTACTCGAGGCTAAACTAGGAGAGTTTGTACTTGCATTCCAGCTCCCTTGAAAGTCTAAACCAGTAAAGACTTCACCGTTGAGGATTAAATCACCTTCAATAGTCAAATCGTTAAATGTTGGATTGCGCCCAAAGACTCCACCGTGTTGTTTGATACTCATAATATATTCCTACGTAATTTAGTTTATTTTGCAACCCAACCAGTATTGCCTGATCCTGATTCTTTCACATACAAAGTGGTATTTGAACCACCATTAGTTCTTAAAAATAACGACCCTACTGTAGCAGTTACCGCACCTTCAGGAGAACCTGTACCACTGTAAATTAAAGCTAGAGCAGTAGCACTTGTTACAGCCGCAGGAAGTCCATTAGAATCAAAGGACAATAGTTTGTTAGCCCTGTCAGCCTTTAACGGTAGTTCCATTGGTTGAGCAACACTACTTATGTAATGCGGAACATCAACATCTTTCATGTGAATGCTACGGTCAATCGTGTTCTCGTTCTGTACTGCACCTATGTACATCTTGTCAAAATCAGAATTAACATCTGATGCAAGAAAGTCACCACTGTTTTGGTAATCAGTAGTCCTTGTTAATGGCATATCTAATACAAGACTTACAACTTGACCTGCTGTAACTCCACCACTTATATCGACAGTCCCACCAGTAACAGTGCCAACATTGTTAACAGTATATCCAGAAGTTAACAGGGTGCCATTTTTGTAAACAGCCATGTCGGTAGATGCAAGAACCCTGAATGTGTAGGTAAAACTTGTCTGTGCGCTACCTCCACTATCTTGAGCAGTAATGTCATTTCTTGTTACTAACGCCGATACGGTCATTATTTTGTCCTATATTTAATTTGCCAATTATACTATTTTATGGTTTATAAATCTTCTAAAACTTCCATTGGGGTTTCTGCTGGAGCCCACCAATAGTCTTGGTTATATTCGCGCATTCTATTTGTAGACATACGATTTAAAGTATTTTGGTAATTAGGGTCTACTGCTAATCTCCATTGATCGAACATACTGTCTATAAATAATTGCGTTTGCCAAATTCCCGGCATGGCTCTATCAAGAAGTTTAACACCCTCACCTAAAACATTAGTTTCTTCACCTTTAACAGCTTCATACACATTTCCAAAAGTTAAATCGCTAATATCTTCTGCTAAGTCAATGCTTGGACTGCTTAAAAATGTGCTTATTGGTCCCCCACTGCCATACCTAGAGTGATCGACTAGCAAAGCATCAGCTAATAATGCTCCTGCTCCACCTCTAATAAATGCGTCTTCCCAAAATTGCTGATTGTCCATTTCTAACGGTTCTCGGCCTTTAGATAATTCAGATAACTGATAACCTGCCGCACCGAATACAGTTGAACCTGCCGCAAAACTACCAAGATAAGCTACTTTACCTCCTAAAGTTGCTTGGGACATTCCTCTAACCCAGTGTTGCATCATTACTGATATTGGATATGAAGTAATTTGCGTAACCGCTCTGACAGTTTGCCCTATTACCGTTCCTCTTTGTGTTCCAGCAGTTGTAATTGATTGAACTCTTGAATCAATAGTAGGTGTTGCAAACTCACCTTCTTGCACAATCATTGCATGAAATTTGTTACTAGGGTCTTTTCTTAAATCTGCAAACTTATGACCTTTAATAAGAATAGGTTTTGTTTTTCTAAACACATCCCAATCTTGTCTTGTAATACCTGCATTAATTAATGAATCTTGCAAACTGTTATACAAACCACCAACAGATGATAGCTCATCAAATGATTTATTAAAGTTGCTAACTAAAGCCGCATTAAACTCCATACTAAATGCTTTTTTAATTCCTTGTGTCCATGCCTCTAAACCAGAAGCTCTCAATACAAACTCAGCAGTTTTAGCCGCCCATCCTGTTCCATAACTGTCAGCAAATCTATTTCCAGCATGAGCGCGACCCATTGCAGTATCTACTATAAAACCAATTCTAGATAAATTTTCTCGATATTCTTTACCATTAACAGCTTGTTCTTTTAAATTAGATATAACTCTTTTTAAAACTTTAGTCCCGCTAAATCCATTGTAATATGCAGTAAGCGCGGCAGTAGGAAGATCTGTGACAGAGCTAAACAAAGCACCACCAAGATCAGCGGCAATAGTTATGCTTTTAACTGCCTGAATACCATCAGCTAATGAAGTAAATTCTCCAGCATTAATTTCTCCACTTACTGTTTTATATAAAGAATCTGTCATATTTAAACTAACTTCTAGTTTAGATTTAGACAATGGTTTCTTTTTAATAGTTTTTTGTAATTTATCTCGCTCAATAGCTTCTGCATAATTTCTAAGTCCTGCATACATATTTTTTGGATTAGTTCCTAATACTTCAACTAAAGCTATATCGTTAGCTTTGCTTTGTATGTGGTCAGTAATTGTAGTTAATATGTTTCCTTTACCAAATTTGTTTTGATAATCAATGTATGTTTCAGCATTTTTAAAATATATAAATCTTCTTTCTGATCCTCGACGAGACAGTTTAGTACCTAAACCTCTAGGAGTAACAAAACTTTTTGCTTTGTTCATTCCTCCGCTGACAATAGTGTTATAAACGCTTTTAAGACCTTCTATTAATTGTTCGTTATTTAATATATTTCCAGCATCATCAACCATTTGAGATCTGTCTAATTTACCATCCATCATGTATGTAACATATTCATCTTCTGTTTTAAAAAATTTACTAACAGCTTTCATGTCATGGTTTTGCGGCAACAAAAACTTTTCATTCTTAGGTATATATCCACCTACTTCATTAAATTTAACACGCATATTTTCAAGAACATTAGTATATTCTTCATTAGCTTTCATTACGTCAGCATCATCAACTTTATTGCCATATCTAGCACGAACAAATGCATTTTCTTTAGCATTATTATTAATTACTCCAAGAGCTTTTGTTTTAAACAGTTGCAAACCAGTTGCCCACTGTGAAGCAAACTGTTCCGTATACACTCTTTGTAACATATCAATATTGCTGTAGTGAGCTTTACCAGCATTATCTTTTCCTAACAAAGCTTGCAGTCCTTTAATTGCTCCGTCAGGATGTGAGTTTATATTCTCAATAGCTTTTGCAGTTCTAATAGCATCAACAATTTTTTCTCTTTTAGAAATAGACAAGCGAGTTACCAGATCTTTAATAACTGCTTCTGGGTCTTGAGCTTGCTTAATTTGTTCAGCAAGTTTTTTGTTTATTTTTTTGCCTTTAAGGGCCTGATCTATGCAGTAATTAAAACTAGCCAAGTGAACACCTCATTATTGACTCTAAACTTTCTAGCTCATCATCAATGTCTTTAATTAACTCTTCAGCATTAACGCGCTCAATACTATCATCAGCCCCTTTAACAAAAAGCATTTTGTTTTCTAGTCGATTATAATCGACAATTTCTTGATTATAATTTCCTGTTTCACCAATATTATCTAATGCTTGTTTTTGCATAGGTGTTACTTTAGCGGCAGGTGCAGGTGTTTTTTTTGGCTTAACAAAATCTTCAGGACTATATGTAGCTTTATTAGCTCGCTCAATATAATCTTCATTGTTTCTTAAAATTAAAAGATCGCGGTCTATGTTTTCTTTAAATATGTCTCTAAATACTTGATCTATATCTTGTTTAGACATAAAAGGGTTTGATACAAATCGTTCTCTTACATTTTTCAAATCATTTAATTTAGCTACATCGTTTGTTTTAGTATTAGAAATTTCATTATCTAAAGCTTTTACAGCAAGATCTTTAGCATCGTCTAAAGAATTAATTAATTTATTGCTGTATTTAGCGTAACTTTGCAATGCAAGTTCTGCCGCTCTAAATCCTTTTTGCAATCGTAAACGTTGTGCTGTTTTTTCTAAAATAAATACTGATTCTCTTTCAGGAGTAATAGGTTGAAGAATAAATTCATCTAATTTGTTTTTTGCAGATGTAGGCAATATTCCTTGTTCTAATCTACTAATTTCAGATTGAGCTTTTTTTGCTACATCAGCTCTAGATAATTCTTTTTTAACTCTATTAATTTGATTTTGTATTCTTGTTTTTTCTGCTTTTTGAACGCGTTGTTTAGCAACTCTAGCCGATTCACCTTTTTTAACCACAACATTTACAGGAGGTTTATCTGCTTTTTTAAGATCAAACTCTAAATTTTTTAATTGTCCTTGCAAACTTTTTACTTCTGCTCTACTTAAAGTTTCACCTGCAACTCCTATAAGTTTAGATTTTTCAGTTACTATTAATTGCGCTTTAAACTCATTAATATTTTTAGCTGTAGGCATGGCACCAATTATTGGTCTTGATAACTCAGGGTTGTATACATACCCAGCTCTAGGGAATGGAGAATTATTAGCTAACGCGGCACTTGAAACATCAGCAGTTTTAGATAAATATCCAGCAAGACCTTCTGCTCCACCACCTAATATACCTGCTGTAATTGCTACAGTTCCAATAGCTGTTAACGCATCTTCCACTTCATAAGGAGTGCCTATTGTTTGTTTATGAGAATAGACTAAAGGCTGTATAGCTAACTCTGTAACAAATCCTATGCCAGCAGAATTTCTTGCGCCTAATCCTACTCTAGCTAATGTGCTTAATCCTTTTGCTGTAGCTCCAGCACCACCAAACCCTAATGTAGCTAAGTTAACAGGATCTCCCATATAACTAATCATCATGCCAGTCACTTGACCAAGACCACTGCCTCTTTCCATAACGTCTTGATTATATTCATTTCGTGATGCTATAAGTTCTTTACGTTCGTCAAACAATTGCCTATCAGTTTTAATTAAACCTGTGTCCTCAGCAAATTGGTTGTAATCAAAGTTTCCATAAACATCAGTGTATGCAGTAAGATCAATAGAACCTTGATTTTTAATATCTCTTAAAGCATCAACACGGTCATAATACATTTGATTATTGTAAGCAAATGAAGTCGATCTTTCATTGTCACTTACATATTGATAACTTGCTTGAAAAGTATCAAAGAAACTAGGATCTGGATTATCATAGTAAGCTTGCGGAACAGGAGCTAATTGCAAAGCTTCTCGATCACCAACATTAGATAAAATAGGCATAATTAATTCTTTCGTATACTAGAGCCGGGAAACAACGGAATGTCTCTTGGCGTTCTAGCCATACTTGGCGCTCCTGTTGCAAAAGATTCAGCATATTCTTTGCTTAATTTGTCTTTTTGTTTTTCTGTTTCTTGCGGATCTACCATACTGTCAATAATTGATCTGTTTACAGTAAATTCTAGAGGTTTTAAACCATCAAAAATACCAATACCTCCATTAGGTTGAATTAAATATCGATCGTTAGAAATAGCTTTTATTTTGCTTACTTGATTTATTAACATTAAATCTTGATTTAATTGTTCTGTTGTTTTTTCTTGTGTAGATAATTTTTGCAATGTTTCTGCATCCATATTGTCAAAATAATTTTCTAGCTCATCAGAAGTAACATTATAAGGCAAAATTGTTTTATAATTTCTAATCTTAGGAACATCGCCAATTACAGATTTAATTGCTTTTTTAAAACCATTAGTTTGTGAGTAAGTGCCTTGTCCAGTTATAGAAGCATACACTGCTATAGAAGCATCTAACATATCTCTATAGTCTTGATCTGGAATAGTGTCAGATCCTACTTCATTATTAAAAATTCTTTCAAACTGCGAATTTGCAGTATCTGAAAATTTTGTAGCTTTTTCATTTAAAGCAGATTTGCCGTCAAAAATTTGTTGTCTTACATCAGGGTTAGGATGTGCCGCACCTTGGGCATACACGCCTTGATTTTTGTCAGAAAATTTACCCCATATAAATGATTCAGGACCATAAATATCAGCTAATTTACTTTGATCTTTTGGAGTCATTTTAGGCCATTCACTAAGTAATAAATTAATTTCTTGATTACTTAAAGTAGGAACTAACATTCCTTGGTGTTGTGTTGCTATTTCAGCCTGTTGTCTTCTTTGTAAAACTTGTTCTTTTGTAGGATTTAATACATCAATAAAAGTATTTTTTGCAATTCCTTGTTGCACAGAAAATCCAAATGCATCTTTAGTTAATTGAGTTTGCAATTGTTTTTCCGCACTAATCATTTGACCAGCTAATTCTGCTGTTTCAGGGATTTCGCTAGCAGTAGTTAATAGTTGTTGTCTTTCTTGTGCAGTACTAACAGTATAAATTGCTACTTGTTCTGCATTTGCTAATTTATTTTTTTGTTCTTTGGTTACAGCTAATGATTTTGCTTTAATAAAGTCTTCGTCAGAAACATTTATTCCTAGTGAAACTTGTTTTGTAACGCCATTAATAAAATTAATTGCTTCATCTGTAGCTACAGCATTTGCAGATTTAATTAAAGAAGAAGTTTTGCGTAATTTTTCTTGTTGCCTGTTTATAAAAGAAGACCATTCATCAGAATTATAATTAGCGTGTATTTCTTTTTTTAATTCTGTTAATTTTGCATAAGCATCTTCAGAGCTTTGTCCTTCAGCAATTCTATTTAATTCACCAGAAATTTTGCTTTCGTAAATTGATTTTTTTAAATCTAATAATCTTTTTGATTGTTGTTTTTTTTGTTCAGGTGACAAAGCACTTACTGCTTTAATTCCTTCTTCTAATTCGATAACTTGCGAGCTAACATCTTCTCCATTAAAACTTTGAATTGTTAAATTATTTGCTTTTAATGTTAAATTTTCTAACTGTGTATTAATGCTAGAAGCAATATCATTTTTACGCTCAGTAGATTTTAATTTTTCAGTAACATTAAAAATTGTTTGTAATAATGAATTACTAACAATTCCTTGATATTCTGGGCTAACTGTTTCTATTACACCTTTAGCATATGCATTTGCTTTTGTTTCAAATGCTAATGAATCATTTAAATTGTTATCACGCAATTCAGTTATTTTTGCAATATTATCGCGATCAATATTTGATAAATATGCGTCAGAAACTGCTTTGTTATGAACAGTTATTTCTGCATTATATGCATCTTTGCCCCAGCCTAAACCAGTTTTCATTTCTACTTTTTGAAGAGTTACTTCTCCAGTTTCTGGGTCAACGGAAGTTGCTTCATCAATAGCCTCTTTTGTTTTTAGTGGAGCTAGTTCTTCAGCCTTAGCTCTTCCAAACTGTTCAGCAACACCAGCTACAGTAGCCCCTAATCCTGCTAGAGCCTGCATACGTCTAGCCGCAGAGTCATCTACCCCTGTAGGGCGAAACTGTCCGTAAGCTTCAATACGTTGTTGTCTAGGTCTTCGAGCCATTATTCTTTCCTATGTATCAGTTATACAAGCGAGTCTGCAATTGTTGACGTGCCTTTTAACAAAGTAGATGCCGCCCCAATATTGGCAGTTCCTCTAGCCATTTTAGCTTGTCTTAATGTTTGTGCTCTTGATAATCTTTCGGACAATCCTATCATTCCTTCACTTGTCCCTATTGTTTTAGAGCCTGTTAATCCAAGACTAGCAGGAGTGCCTTCGCCTTTTAATTGAGATGTAGACATTCCAACAATGTTAGATGCAAGAACTTTATTTAATTGGCGTCTTCTTTCTAGTTCACGCCCTTCAGCCGCAATCTTTTCTTGTCTAGCTTGCTCTTCTAATGCTTCTTCTTGAGCCTTCCCAGATTCGACTTGACCATAAACACTTAATGCTGTTCCTGCCGCAGTTGCGGCTATTGCTGTACCTACAGCGGCACTTCCACCACCTAATGATGCTAAAGCCGCTATTAATCCAATTGCCATTTAATTATCCTCTACCTTATTAATCATATTAAGATGATTCAACCTCGTACTCTATTGCTTGTATATGGAACGGTGTAGGATTAGGTACTGTAATCTCTGGTTGTACCTCAATGTTCCATCCATTGCCACCATTGTTATCCTGTATGATACCAGTTTGTTCAGGTAAGTTAGAGTCTAATGGTGTGTTAGCCGCATCACCAAACTGCCTAATAGCGACAGGGTTGCCATCAATCTGAACACCAGAACTTTTATACACTCTTAGGTTCATACGAGTTATTTTCTTTTCGCGCATTTGATTTTGACCAGCAGGGCCAGACGTATTCAAAGGCATACCTTTTATTTTAGGTGTAAAGTTAAATCCAGCTTCAACATCTACAATGTTTCCTGAAGCTCTTATAAAAGTTTCTTCTTCTGAAGTAATAATTAGCTTTCCATTATTATCAGTTCCAGAAATAGGTTGTACTACACGACTTGGCAAAGTAACACCTCGTACTACAACGCTGACAGTAAATCCTGTTAAATGATCTGTTTGTAAAAGAACTTGCTGTTGTCCGTCAGGAACTAAAACTCTGTCTATAATTTTTACGCTTGAATCTAATAAGTAATCAAAGTCCCACTTTTCTACTGTGTAAGTTGTAGTAGTATCAGTAGTTCTTTTATTTACTAAGAATAAATCATTGTTAACAACAGATACCGATACGGTTTTAATAGGGTAAGCAGTCCCAGTATCACCATTAATCCACTTGGTAAAGCCATTGATGTCTTGTGATCTAAGTGTGTTTAACACGCTAGAAGTTCCATCTTGGTTAACAATAAATACCCAGTTAGCATCTTCAGACAATGAGCCAGATAACACCCCTACATCAGCAGGAGTATCAATAAGATGTGAAGACAACACAGATATGTCTGTACTGTTATAAGCATCTTCATTGTAGTTATACAGAAAAGATCGTAGTGTTTTGCCATTCTGATCTACAAACAACGTAGAACCATCTACAGATTTAACCTCTAAGTAAGAAGCTCCATGCTGTGTTTGTGACTGTACGGAAATATCAGAAGGTGTACTACCATTGACTACGAACTCAGCACCAGCAGTAAACACCTGTAAACCACGATCAGGGTTAATATCTATTATCTCTGTTAGCTGGCGAGAAGATATTGTAATAAATATACCTTCATCATCATCACCTTCTTCTGTAAAGAAATCAAAGAATGATCCAGACCTAGATGCAAACAAACTTTGTAGTTTAGACTTTGTACCACCAAACCATAATCGTCCAGCATGAAACGCGGCAGTTTTAGGATAGCCTCTTGTGTCAGACCAAACATCTTCTTTACGTGGAACGCCTTGAGTAATATTGCTAAATGCTATGGTATTAGTAGGAGTTGCCGAATCTGAAGTTGCAAATGCAGACCACTCTTGAAAGTTTTTTGTAGACTCTCCAGATACAGTAATAACAAATGCAGAGTTTCCTCCTGTAACAGCAATACCTGTGTCACCAAATATAGGCATTTCTTGCAAATTCTTTTCAATATTAAATGCACTAGATGCGGCACTTCCCGTTAAAGTAATATTTTTACTTAGCACACCTTCAACATCTATTTGAAATCTATCTCCAACACTAAAATTACTAAGGGTCATAGTTGTGACATAGTTTGTAGGAGTAGGGCTAGACGCATCGTTATAATCAAATTGCGGAACATTTAAAAAAGGAATGTCATCAATAGTAAACGTAGTTGTATTTGTGTTTATAATTCTTTTAGGAGCGTGATCCTCATGGAACATTAACATGACGTTTTCTGTTTGGACATCACGTACATCTGCGACTTCTGTAGATTTAAAAGGTAATGGTAAATGAGCTACAGGAAGAAAATTAGCCGTTTGATCTGTTACTCTATAGATAGCCATATTGCCATAAGAAGGAGATGTATCAGCACCTCCAGTAACAACGCATAAATAATGTCTGTCTGTCTCAACGCTAAAGTCAAATGTCTTAACGTCAGAAGCATCTGATGTTGCATAAAGAACATTAAACTCACTAAGTTGAATTTTTAAAGTTCCTAAGTCTCCAGTGTCACCAGTTCTTATTATTCTAAAATATTTAGCAGTAGAAAGATTAGATAATTTAATTCGTATAGATTGTGCTTCTGCTGTTACAGTCAAAGTCTTCGAAGTAGACCAACTTGCATTGTCAGAAGAAGCTTGTATTTTAAATACACCAGAGCCAGTGCCGCTTAACTTAATGTCTTTAACATCAATAAACTTACCTAAAGAACTTTGCCCAGCAATATTGTAAAAAGCTACAATGTAATCAGCTTCAGACCCAGTGCCTAAATCCTCAATGCTAGTTGTTGTAAGCCCTACGGTCGCAGGATTAAAGTCATTGATATTAGCTACTGTACCGCCTCTTGGCATAGACGCAGTAATCTCTGAGCTAATAAAAGGTTTGATTATTTTTTCTGCTGTATCAACGTGCTGTGTTCCTGCTCTGCGCTTTAACCCACCCTGCGGTACGATAAGAACATTCTCAGCAGTCTCCATACCCTGATAGTATTGATCAAGGTCTACACGCCCTTTTAACAATGGCGATAATTCTCCGCTTACAAAAGAGCTTTGTAAAAACTTTGACTTCGCCATAACTAAAACCTTACATCAACAAAGGGACGATCTACTATAGGAGTTGTTGGATGTTGTTGTGCATCTGTAAATCTAGCCATACGAGAAGCATTTAGATACTGTCCTGCGTTTGCTTCCATAGATGCGGCACTGTCTCGAATAGATGGTGCAAAATCCATAGCAAGTTTATATTCAATCATCTTGCTAAAGTAAACAGGCCATTCGGATTCGGGTGCATTGTAAATGTAATCAGCATACAACGCGCTTTTAGTATTTGAATACAGCTTATCGCCATATAAAGAATAAGGTACTTGCGGATTAATCTTAATAAGAAAGAGTAAATCAGAAGGTAGTTGGTAGATAGAACTCCACTCAGTGCCTACTGGATCTCCTGCTGTTAAATCTAGTTGTGCTTTTTTCTTTGCGAAACCCCAGCGATATTTGGTTAGCTCGCTTTGTACAATATTGTCATACAAATTATTAGCAACAGTTTGTGCGCGAGAATTGCCTGTTAAAGATGTGATAGGCAAATCACCAATTAAAATTAAAGCATTAGAGATTAGCTGGATTTTAGTTGCCATGATAGACCTTTATGTGGAAAGAAAGGGGGGACGAACCCCCCAATCAGTTTAACAGTTATGCAGTGATAACATCACCAGCCGCCATAACAACAGTAGTTCCGTTGTTAGACTCAACGTATGAAATACGTCCACTTGGAGTGCCACCAGTAGTACCAATAACAATCATTGCATCGCCAGCATTTAACTCATCTTTTGCGCTAGCAAAGTAGTTTGTATCGGCAACAACAGCAGAAGTTGCATCCGCAGTTGAGTATTGCCACATACTTCCACCTGTTCCTGAACCGCCAATGCGGCATAAACCTGATCTTGCAAAAGCCATAATAGCTCTCCTTATACGTTATCTTTATATTCTACTTTGATTAAACCGCTAACATCGCGTACAACAGATCCAGCTTTCAACATTCCGTTACACAAGAATGAAGTTCGCTCTGGCACGTAATCAACAGAAGTCTTCATATCAATACCAATAGCAAGGCCAACAGCATCACGATGGAAGAAATATGAATCAACAGTGTTAGAAGCAACAGTCAAACCACCTTCAGAACGATCATCAAGAACAACAAAAGTAAATCCAGCTAGGCTGTTAATGTCACCAGTTACAAGTGCTTTAACAGTTTGGAAATCAGAAGATGTTGCTTTTGAATCATCAAGAAGACCACCCAATCCTTTTGCGTTAATTGCCGCAAACAAATTAGAGTTAGGAACGCCTTGAGCCCGTAGTGAAACCTGTGCTTCAACAACTTTAGCCATGCTCAAAGCGGCAGAACCGTGAAGAATAGTTGTAGGAGAAGCGGCATCCATAGCATCAATAACGAGTTGGTCACAACGACGGCCAAGAGCCCCAGCGATAGTGTCTGCTAGTTCTTGCTTCTCGTCGAAGTTAACTTCAGCTTGGTCAAATATATCAGTGTATTCTGGAGCATTCCAGTTTTGTAGAGTAGCAATAGCGAAATCAAAACTTACGTCCATAGGAGTTACTAGATCAGAAGTAGACTTCTGGTTAGCTAGACCTTTACCCATGTTACGGAATTTGTAAGTGTCACCAACTACATTGTTACGTACAGTAACGGCAGGCTTCAATAGCCCTTTTGTTGCATAAGCGTGCTTTACCATGCTGTCAAATTCAATCGACGCTACGGCAGATAGATTCTTACTCATAATAGTTTCCTCGAAAAAGAGTAATAATAAAAAGTTTTTTCAAGGTTTAAGCTGAGTACCCAGTAAAATTGGTCAGCATTCAACCTAAATTTACTGGGCCTTTTAAGAAAGGGGTATCCAGTGCATGGATTATACACCTTTTACCCCATGTTAATCAATTACCTGAACCACCCCACGCTTCCATCATTTTTTGAATCTTGCGTTCATGGTCTATGTTGGTACTTCTAAGGAGTTGTCCTTGTTCATCTTTCTTAAACATTTCAGTTTCAATAGATTCCCAAGATAGTCCTTGAGGGTTATGCCCACCTTCCATTGGAAGTTTAGCAGGAGCAGTAGCCCTAACTAGCATTTCAACTAACTCAATGGTATCAGCAGTAGTTACTAAGCCTCGCGCGTGTTCATAAGTTTCTGGATCAAGGTTATTTTTCATAAACCCTTCAACAGTCTTAATTCTTTCTTGCGCGTTATCGCCTAGTTTAGCAAGTTCTTCTTCTTGACTGACTTCTTGTACTGCTTGTTCTTGTGCAGTTAATAACTCCCATGCCTCACCAAATGCATCAGCACTCATGTTAGTCTTGTTAGCAAAGGCTTCTAGTTCTTGGTACAGAGCATCGTCTTTTTCAATGCCTTCAGGGGGTGTGTATCCATCTTTAGGAGCGCCTTTAAAACCACCAAACTTCTTTTCTAGTTCAGTATAGGCTTTGGCTTGTTCTGCAACAGACTTGTACTTGTCTGCTTTGTACCACTCTGGTGTATCACCTGTACCCTTAATGCCATCAGTTAGAAAATACTCTCCATCACTTAGAGTAGGTTCGGCTTGATCTAGCAGGGTGTCGCTGGCTGGTGCGGCCTGTTCTTCTGACATAATGTAATCCTTAAATTATTTCGGCTTGTTTCATTTGATTAATTACAAACTTAACTACGCCAGCCTCCCCATTATGGTAAGCAGATTCGTAATTAATGTTTTCTGAGCCAAAAGAAGTATCATTCTCATAGACAAACCTTCTGGTCAGGTCAGCTAAGATACGCGCTCCATCGTCAGTTGTAAAGACTCTATGATATGATTTAGCTAAGTCAGCCGCATTCTGCTTGCGAATACCTGCTTGTTTTTTAGCCAGTGCAGGATCAGAAATCTGGTCAATATTTGACCAACTCATTGCAGAGGCATCGGAGCTTGTTGTTTAATCATTCCAGCTTGGGCCGCTTCAGCACCAGCCTGTATAACTTGTGCTTTTTCAGCAGGTGTTCTAACTAGCTCTGCTGGCATTCCTGTCTTAGATGCTACCCATGTGCCAAAGTCTTCCTGCTTAAATCCAATAGATGCTTGATCTGGGCCAGCATTCTGTAAGACAAACTGTACAGCTTGTTGGACATTGATAATATCTTCAGCATCTTGTGCTTTAGCCAAAGGAGACAAGAATTTGATCTCTATATCACGACCATCTAACTGTAGTGGCTGGAGTAATCCTCTACGAGTAAGAATGTAAACAACTCTTTTAAGAATAGGGACAAGAACTTCTGTCTGTAGTCTACCAAATGCAGAGCCTATTCTTTTAGCAAGCTCTCTTGACTCAATAGCTACTTCTGTTGCAGAGCGTACAGCCCCACTAGGATCTCTTAAATCGTTAAACAACGCACGTTTGATAGACATTTGTAGGTCTTGCATCTCAAACTGCGCCAACGCAAGGTTAGCTCCTGTGTCTAATCTTTGTATAGACGGATTAGATGAGTTATTAGAACCAACTGGAATAACAACCCCCGGACTTATAACTATATTGTATGGATTAGTTACGCCATCATCAGTTGCTGTGTACATACCTGACAGGTCGATAGCGGCTTTCTGTAGGACAAACTCTTTTACTTTGTTAAGTGAGCGTACATCAGGCAATGCTTGGACAGCAGGACCACGACCACGTATTTCACCAGAAACTTTAGAGTAACGACCAGTAACCCAAGGGCTAGATGGGCCAAAGTCTTCCATCCAACTAATGCGATCTTCGCCTGTTACCCATACACAACCATAATAAGTTTTAGCTTTAGGCATATAGACTACGCCTTCACTAATTTCTACGTCTGTATCAGGTTGATTCTGTATAAGATTAATAACAGCTTCAGAAGGTTTGAACCCTCTCCACTGTCTTTTAAGGTTACGAGCCTTAACATTCATTCTACGCCAATGCGTTTCAATAGAACCGTATGGACCTTCCTCAAATGCAATCCCTTTTTGCGGAATAGCGTTGAACACCAAAGGCATATTGTCTTCGTCAGTCTCATCTATCCGTAATGTTCCTGTACCTACAAGTAGATCAAGAGCGTGTTCGTAGAATTGAGTAGCAAAGTTAGAGCGATTAATGTAATCAAAAACAATCTCTGCTTGTGTCTCTAGGTTTTGTCTAATATCTTCTTCTGTAACATCGTATTGACCAGAATCTAGCTGTTGCATAACACTAACAGAAGGGGCAAAGGTAGCCCAGTTACTCCATATAGGCGCTATGTTCTCTTGTAGTTTACTAGCTCCTTGTTGGATAGCTTCAATAGCAGTAGAGTCAAAGATTCGATCCATTTTTTTCTGGCCTGATACAACGGTATCAAACAAGTTTCTGTTTGGAAGGAAGTATTCATAGCAATCATCTAACAGTTCATGCCATGATCTCATTCTGTTAAACGCTTGGGATTCTCTTGTTTTTAAATCTTGAAGCGAACCTAACTCTTTTGGAAGTTTCATTTGAAATCCTTAAAATTGTAGTAGCTTAACGCAGTTTTGTTAATGAGCCTATCATGCTGTTGCCACTTCTTGCTCCACTACTACCAGCCATACCACCACCAGAGTATCCCATACCACTCATTGTAGAAGCACCGCGCGTTGCACTTTTAGCAGACCCAGCTTTAGCTAACAATGATTTTGAACCTAGCTTGCCGCGAGCAATAGCCTTAAGTCTTTTTTCATTTTCTTCCATTTCTTCGTCAAGTTGTCTGCTTTGGCGTTCAACTACAGCTAGTTCTTGAGCAGTAGGCTCTGGAATCTTAGGTCGTTTCATTATGCTTCCTCAAATATTTTAATAGTTGGTAGGGCGTTAGAATGAAAGGATTATTAATACCTAATATCTGTTTGATATGTCCAACACAAGTATTCAACATAAACAGTGATCTTTTACATTCTTTTGGAGTGTAATCCTTCATTGTATAGATACCGTCGATTATACTCTTTTGGTCATTAACAGTAAATAAATCAAAACTTTTGAACGATTTTCCGTAGATAATGTAAGAATTTGGTACAGGTTTGATTAAAAAGCAGTGTCGACAGCCCTTTTTTAACAAAAAAGACCACCATCTATCACTATCATCCTCGAAAACCACATAAACTTTAGATGGTAGTTTAGAAGACATTGACCTGTACTTTTGCTTTGTGAGGTTTAGAGAATGTATCTGTCCGTCTTAGTGCCGCACGACCCTCACCCTCACCTTGTAAAGCGTATTCAAGAGCCTCAACAGGGTGTGAGTATTCATTCTTATCAGGTTCATCAGTATATCGCTCCCCTGTAGTCTGTACTCGACGGTAACAAAAGCCACCTTGTAGACCTTTTCTAATCATAGAAGCTTTAGGTAGGACAATAAATCTAGGTTTACCATCCATACACATCTCTTTCATAGGTACTTCTAGTGCGGCTCTACGTTTCATAGGGTCATTAGAGGCTGTAGGTTGACATGGAATCCCTGCGGCTCTCATTATTTGAAAGGGTGTGTCAGAATTAGATTGGTTTTTATTGTTACCAGAGGGATCACCCCAGCCTTTAAACGTGTGATCAGGGTAAACTTCTTCAATATATCTTTTTAAACTAGGAGCAAAGTCAACAGCACCAGAATCTGTTAACACAACCTCATCGAAACAGACCCATCTGCCTATGCCTGTTCTTTGAATAAACGCACAAGCTGGTGTACGCCCAAAGTCAAAGCCTAAAACAATAGGAGTAGCCTTATCAGGTTTGAATTCTAAGTGCTGACAGTGGACTGAATCCGTATACATAGGGTGTACAGGCTTGCCATTAGAGACAAATCCGTATTCATTAGCTAGATTTACCTTAATCCAATCATCTGTCTTCCCTTGTAATCCTCTTTCATAATATCCTTTAGGAAGGTTATCAAGGTTTTCAGCCTTTTCATTAATAATCCAATTCTCACCATCTTTTAAAACTCCACCAGCCTGCCTAAAAAATGACCAGTTATCAGGTCGTTCTATCTCTGCTAGTTTAAAATACCAATGATCTTCATCAGGAGCGTTACTATCTCCTATAATTCCATGATGGGTAGGACGAGCACCCTCCTTATTAGAAGGATATCTACCATGTCTTAGGTCTAACATATCCAAAACAGCCTTGGCGTGTTCCTTAGTCTCGTTTAACCACACCCATGTAGTCTGTATACCCCTAGCTTTCTTAACGTGTTCAGGACGGTCAAACGCAATAAACACAACATCACAGTGGACAGAGGTTCCATCGTCTAGTTTAAAGCGTATAAAGTGAGTAGGAGGTTCTTTATTACCTTGTTTGAAGTCACCTAACTCCCCATGTATCTCCAACCAATCTTTAATCGTAGTAGAGAACAGTTCAGAATAGGTGTTACGAGCCGCAATAACCCTTGATAAACGAACATTGTAGTTTTTATGCTTCTTATCTTTGACAGGTTCCTGTTCGCACATTAAGTCAAACAGTTTTAAAATACATTGAACTGTCTTACCTGATCCCAACGGACCCATAATAAAGGAGTTTCTTGCACGACAATCATTAAAATCTTGGAGGACTTGACCCTGTGGCATCAAGTTATATTCAATCCGCATAACTATTCCTAATTAGAAGACTTAATAAAACTTTTACCAGTATACTCCCAATTGATACTGTCGTAATTAAGTTTGAATCTATCTCTTGTGACTGGTGTAGACTTTCTAGGGTGACTACCCTTACCACCATTGTATTCAGGAAAGTGTCTATCTCTTGTTTCTTTCTCTAACCTATGAACTACATTCGGACCTTTCTTGCCCATTTACCATCTCCCGCATATACACTCTTCTTCTAAACAAACACACTCACCAGACATCTTTTCATGCAGTATATATAAAACTTCCTTCATCGCATAGTGATCTTTATCTATTAACGCTGTACAAAATGCCTCTATCAACTCGTAATCAGAATCCGTAATAGGCTCATCCGTATTTAAATCAATCATCAGCTAACCAATCCTTTATAATTAATGACTTTGCTAATTCTAAATAAAACAGCTCCTGTTCACTTGTAAGCGTACTTCCTACCTCTACCCCTACATCGCCTATGCTTATTAAAAGAAAGTCCTTAGAACGCTTTATATGAGCTTCTATGAGGTCTTCTGCATCAGGTCTAAGCTTTATTATAGTCATCTAATTTTTTTTTGCGGGGGATATATATATACACACAGCGCGCGCCTTCGGAGGGGGGGGTACTGTATATCCATCCACTGTATATTCATCCAGCCCTAGTCCTTATCGGTTGAGGCTCCGTCAAAGCGCTTTCGATTGACACTTATAACAAGATCATCATTTCCTGTGCTGTGTTCTATAGCGCGTAGTTTTGGCACTAAGAAGTTACTAACCTTCTCCATAGCATCAACACTTGCTTTATAGTCTGCCGCCTCTCCTGACTGCTCCGCTATCTCCTGCAACTTGAGGGACGAATCAATCATGGAAAGCACTGGGTTAAACTCTTTACCGTACTTCTTTTCTATTCTATCCGCCAGTAACCGTTTTAATGGCTTGTTTCCGCTACCTCTAGGCCTTCCCATAGTGTCTCCTGCTGTCTTATATTGTCTGATTAGCTATAAATAAATTCTATCGCTCTGATTTAATTGATTTAAATATTTAATGAATCCCTCGATTATACATTATTCGGCCTTATTTAGCCTTATATATAAGTAAAAGTGAGTTTATTCTTTGTCCTTATAAGAATTCGATATAAAAATAGTGTATTCAGTGTTGACAGTTGTTAATGTATAAAGTAAATTAGTTACACATTCATTGATATATAGGTAGATAGATATGCACATTACTTCAACTAAGGATTACTTTGTTTCTTATCACACTGGTGAGGGTCGAGAGCGTAAAGGCGAGAGAGTTTGTGGATCGGTTATTGGTCAATTTATGGCAGATCATCAAGTATTCTCAATAGAGCCCATACAATGCTGGGAATGTTACACAAAGAACCCTGAAACTGGTGAAGGTGGCTGGGACATTGTTTGGATTGAATCGACTCGCGAGTTAGTAGAACAATACCCAGAATTTGATTGCATCATTACCACTGATTATCCATGCAACGGACTAGAGCCAGTTGAGTTCTTGGATGTTGAAGCATATGTATAACTCACCTGATGATGACTATAGGGGTATAGTCGAAACGCCTTCGGGCGTAGTGAGACCCATAAACAACAGAGGATATATAAAATGACTATACAAATACACGGATTGAAAAGCTTTACCTATTGCGAGACAAAAGGACTAGCTAAGTGCTTTGATGCATTAACTAACCAACTCGGCACGTATTACGATGTAATGGACGACGGTATCGGATTCAATGCTAATAGCGGGTATGTTTATATAGCATTAGAAAGCGGAATCACAATTGCCAGTATGTTAGGGCATGATGTCGAATACATCGTTACAGATTACAACGACGGTGAAGAATTCTTTTTTAATACATACAAAGAAGCAGAAGCCAAAATTGATGAACTAAACAACATGGAGGAAACAGCATGAATAAAACTAATGATTTATATGAACATAGCGAGTTTACGCATTGGCTCTCTGAAATGCCATCCAATATGGCTTGCAACTACCGCGAGGAAAACGTCGATTTTAATGGAACGCGAGTGACAATTACATTTTCAATCTTAGACGAGGAGGAAACAGCATGAGCAAGATTAAAGACGATATTTTATCATTACGCGCACAAGCTAGAGCCGCACGTTATCTGGCCCTTAAAACATGGGAGAAAGAGCAAGACAAGGATCGACAGATGGATAATGTTACGTCATTTGTTCTAGGTGTTGCCGTGGCTTTAATTGTGGGCATAGGCTACCAAATACATATTATGGGGGCGCTGTAATGGATAACATTTCTACACAACCTCAACGCCTATTAGAATACCTGCAAAAAGGCCACACAATTAACCGTTTAAGAAGTTTTAAGGAGTTAGGCATATTTGAGCTATCAGCTAGGATTTGCGACCTTGAGAAAGACGGCCATGAGTTTGAAAAGCGCAGGGTTAAATCTAGCAATCAATGGGGTAAATATTCATACGTACAATACAAACTAAAAGGAAACCCCGAACCTATTAAATTATCAGGGTTTAAAGGTTCAGCACTGGAAGCAAAAAAGTATCTCAGTCAGTATTGTTAATTATCCTGCCAAGCCCTCAGAAATGGGGGCTTTTTATTTCCCTTGGTATTTCTTTCGTAGGTAATTCATCGACACTGGCAGTTCATCGCAACCACCATTGGCAACCTCGTTGAGCATCCATATGCCACGCCATGACGAGTTGGTTTGCGGGGTTAAGTAATCCTCATCATGTTGGTAGTAAATCCCTGAAAACAAGCCTAAAATATTTGTACCGTCTGCCCTCCTGCCATAGGCGATGTCTCTATCTTGTACATGACCCATAATACAGGACATCATCTTCTTACTGAGCATATTCCTAGCACTGGATACAGGCCGACCCATGACGCCAGATGTAAAGAAATGCGAGTAGGCTATCTGGTCCACAACGACCACTTCAAGATAGTCGTAAACCTCAAAACCAAACGACTCTAATTTTAAATCCTTATACCCAATCAATCCTTCTAGTTTGGGATCACTTTCGATGGCTCGCTCGATACGATTCTCATGGTTTCCCAGTGTATAAATCATTCGCGGGGTATAGCGTTTCTTTTTATTTGAAATCAGGCGATTCTGTTCGTCCCATATGGGTTGCATGAACACCTCCATTGCGGAGATTCCTGCCTCAATATC